GCCACAGTTATGGCGTTTAGCCAGGATTCAACGAGCCGCACGGATGATCTAACAGACGATACCTTACCGACTGATTTCAACCCTGTTAAGCTAGGCCCGATGCCGCGAGGTCAGGATATGATCGCGCGAATTTGGGCAATTCTGATGAGCGTTAAGACTGTGTTTGAGGGCTCTTTCGATACGTGGGCTGCCCGCCTGAGCTTCTTTTTCTCCACGGTAACTTGTGAGGAAGGGACGCTGCAGGTCCACGTGTCGATTGACGACGCCACGCTGAAGGAGAAGCGGTGCCAGATCGTAATTGACTGGTATCTAGTATTCTTTACCGTGCTCTCGTGCTTCGGCATTTTGGTGGGCATCCTAAAGCTTATCAAATTGAGTCGTTTAGTATTTTGGAAACGTGTTAACGCATCGAAGCTCAAAGATTCGATTCCTCGCACGGTTCTGTCGGACGTGGTAGGTACGGTTGCATATGATACATTCGGTCCCTATATCCAGATACCGGAACTCCCTGGGAAGAGAATCCGCCTGGATGCAACGGACTGGAGCACTGCTAAGCTTCCAACAGCTTACGCTGCTGGCGTCATTCGTAAGGGGAATGAGGCCGTGATTGCTAACAACCCTATCTATCCCGTTTCCTGCTTCCCGTCTCAGGTTGTCGCTCTTTCTTCGTCGCGGAGCGAGGACGATAGTCTTGGGATGGGTGTCCGAGTCAAGGTGGAAAATGGCCGCTCCTGTCTGTTCACTGCTGCGCATGTAGCAACACAGATGCAAAGGAGTGCGGACCCTCACATGATCGCCAATGGGAAGGCGTATCCCGTTGATCGAAAGTGGTCGGTTCAGTGCTATTCGCCTGAGGATGACTTTGACGTTATTGGCATAGAGGTGCCTGATAATGTTTGGAGTTACCTCGGCGTAACGGTGGCCTTAGTAAACCGAAGACCCCCAGAAGATAACGCTGCTGCTTGTTATGGCTTCGACGGCACATTGATGTCCAGTTCAATGGGCCCCGCCAAGGCGGACGGTTTGTCCGTTCGCCATTGGGCCTCGACAAAGGCTGGTTGGTCGGGATCTCCGCTCTTTTCGAAGGGTAAAGTGTTTGCAATCCACTCTGGTTACGGAGCCGCTGTGGAGTGTAATCGCGCGGTCCTGCTACAGCCTTTCCTGTCCGTCTCTGAGACGCGCGACCGCGAGGGCGCGCTCCGGCGGCTGGATACGATAGAGGAAAGCTATGACGAGTATCGGGTCATCGTCGGAGGTCATGCAAAGAATATGCGCTATAGCCGGTCTGGTGGCGCATACTCGATGCATGATTCTGACTGGGTTCCGGCCTCAGGGAGGTACTGGGCAGATCTTGTGGATGACGATGAGTCTGAGACCGAGTTCTTTGACGGTTCTCAGGCCACTCGCAACCTGATGCGTGCGCACGGTTTCGAGGCAAAGTCAGCGTCCGCGAGACACACCCTGGGTCGGAAGGGCGTCGCCGCTCCTCATAGTAATGTGGGGAAGGGATTGGGAGATCGGAACTTTGAGACTACCGAGTTAAGTCCGTACGAGCTGGGCGTGCGTTTCGCCGCTGAGGCTTCTCGTGCCGCCGAGGCTTCTCGTGATTTGCGCTCCCTTCGCGATTTAAAGGTCGCGAATAGCGCACTTGGTAAGTCCGAGGCTTCTATCTCTGTTCTAGGCGATAAGCAGGGAAACGACAAGGCTCCAGATCAG